GTTAGTTTTCTTAAGGAATTAAGAAAGATGCTTGGATGTGATAACAGTACAGGATTCATGCAGACTAAATGGGATGGAGCACCTTCTATAGTTTGTGGTAAAGATCCTGCAAATGGACATTTCTTTGTAGGTACTAAAGGTGTCTTTGCAAAGACTGATCCTAAGATATGTTATGGACCAGATCAAATTGATGAGTGGTATGGAGATAAAGCAAACTTAGCTGCTGGTTTGAAACTCGCTTTAGAACATTTCTCACAGTTAGGTATTAATGGTGTGATACAAGGTGACTTCTTATTCACTGCTGCTACTAGAAAGACTGAGACTGTACATGGTGAGAGAGTATATACATTTACACCTAATACTATTACATATGCTATACCAGTAGATCATCCAATAGGAAAAGCAGTTGGTGCAGCAAAGGTTGGAGTAGTTTTCCATACTCATTACAAAGGAGAAACTGGTGGATGGGATATATCAACCATGACAGCTAGAGCAGGTGCTAAAGTTAATTCTAGTAGAGATGTTGTTTGTATACAAAATGATACTCCTATGCATAAGGTAGGATTGAATCATTCTGAAGAAAGAAAATTTGATGGTATGGTTGCTTGTATAGAAAGAGATTGTATGAAGTGTGGTGACTTCCTTGATGAGTTGGTTACTAATACAGGTACTACAGGAGATCAAAAATGGCATATTGCATCATATTTGAAACAGTTTTTTAATGCTGAGATCAGAGAACGCCGTAACATTGCTAATGTAGACACAGCATTTGAAGGTCTTTATAATTTTTATTATGATAAGACTAAAGCAATGCTTGCAAAACTTAAAACTAATAATACTAAGGTAGCGAAGGCTTCTCTAGTTCATTCTAGTTTAAATTATCTGGAGGACAATAAACTTAAGTTTAAAGCAATGCTTCATTTATATAAGGAACTTCAAGAGACTAAGCAGTTTGTGATTGATAAGTTAGATCATTTAGAAACTTTTAAAACTTTTGTACAAACAGATACAGGATATAAAGTCACAGGTCCTGAGGGATATGTTCTACATAAGGATGGAGACATGATTAAGTTTGTTAACCGTCTTGAGTTCTCGTACAATAACTTCACTGTAGCAAAGTCATGGCGTTAAAAGGCAAAAGAATTTATATGACTTATGGTAGGTTCCAACCTGTTACTTGGGGTCATGAGAATAGTTTTAATGCTATTAAAAGTGCTGCATCATCAGCTGGTTGTGAATATCACATTTTCATTTCACATACAAATGATAAAGACGAGAATCCTCTTAAACAAGCAGATAAGTTGAAGTGGATGAAGTTGTTACTTCCTCAACATGCTAGTAAAATCCTTGCTATTAACCCCTCTGATCCACAAAAGTGTGTAAGATATTGTATGACAGCATCAAGTGATATTGCTCATGACTATGATGAGTGTGTTTATATGGTAGGATCTGATAGGGTTAATGCTATGCAGTATCTACACAATTATAATGGTTGTAATCCTAACCATAAGAGTGTAGACTTTAGTATGAAACATTTTGAAGTTGTATCTACTGGTAGTCGTGATGCTGATGGTAAGACTTTTGCTATATCAGGTACGAAGATGAGAAATTGGGCAAGATCTGGTGATATTAAAGAGTTTAAGAAGGGTCTTCCTAAATCTAATAACTTAAGTGAAAAACTTATATTAGAATTCATGGCATTATTATGAAGAATTTTAAGAAGCTACGAGAAGAAGCACTCCGTCAACAACAACGACAGGATGAAGTTTTCAAAGAAGGTGATGTTGTTATGTCATCACGTACAGGAGACAGAGGACATATTCATAGAACAGGTGGTAACTATGTTATCATTATTTCAGAAGAAGGAAATATGTTCCGTGAATGGATTAAGAACATTAGATCTATAAATAATACGAGAAGAACCTCCCTTTTGAACGATGAAGAAACAACCTCCAGTTAATAAAGTAAAGTACAGTGACGAGTTTTCATCTGGTTTGATGGAATCGTATGGACAGTGGATGGGTGGCGATTGCTTCCAGAATACTGAAATGCCTGACTTGCATTTATCAGAAGCACCTTTCGATGGTATGGACCCACAATCCAATGGTGCTGAGATTGAAGACACTACTAAGAAAAAGAAGAGTGCTAAGAAAGAAGGTTCTAAAGCACAACTAGCTACTAAAGAAGAAGAAGTAGAAGAAAGAGAAGAGTATGAAGTTGGTGGTGAAACATATGTCATTGAAAAGATTAAAGGGAAATGGCAGAAAGGATATAAAATGAAGAAAGAGCATCATCAAGTAGATGATGAAGGTGAAACCATTGAGCATGAAGAGGAAGCACCAGGCACACCTTGTTCAGTTGAACCTATTGAAGAAAAGAAACTTGATCCTGTAGGTAAGGCAGATAAAGATATTGACAACGATGGTGATCACGATAAGACTGATAAATATTTGATTGCACGTCGTAAGAAGGTCGATAAAATTATTGGTATGACAAAGAAGAAATGAAATCCTTTAAGCAATTCCGAGAAGAAGGTTTTGATGACAACAGAAAGGAAAAGAACACAAAGCCTAAAACTAAAAAGTTAAAGAATAAAAAATCTGGTAATGTAGAAGTAATGCCTAGTATTCCTGACGGTCAGAAAGGAATGACCACTAGAGCAACCAATGAAGCAAAGAACTATGAGGGTCCTTTGTATGCTCCATGGTCTGATGTCGTCAAAGGAAGAGGGTTTGATTCCTTGAAGGAAAAGGCAGAAGTATACTGGTCAAGTAAAGCATTAGATCAGTTAGAAGAAATACAACAGAGAGAATCATTTGAAAATGGTGTTAACAAAGCACGCCGTGATTATCGTTCTGGTACGCTATTAACTTTTAAACAGTTCATGGCAAAAATAACAGATATTTTAGACGAGTGGGAGAAATAATAAATAGGATGTGATAACTTTATGATTTAAGATTATGCTATCCTTTCTATTACCACTTGCAACAAAAATAATTTCAGATGCAGTTAACAAGATTCCTGAGAATGAGGAACTTGGAGAAAAACTGATTGACATCTGTCTAGTTATTCTCGGCAAGGCAGTTAAACTGACCAAAACCGATATGGATGACAAGTTACTTGAGACAGTAAAATCTGCTATCAAGACAAGAGAATAGATATATTATGGGGGGTGAGAGCTCCCCTTTTTTATCTTTTTATAAATAAACATAAGAAATACTCTAATTAAACGAGGAAAACAATGGCTGTATTCGGAACGATTGATGCAGCGACATTTGCAAATAATGTTGGCGTCACAAATGGCGATGCTACAGTTACTAAGAATGCCGCTGATACTGTAAACCAAGGAGACGTACTAGTCTTAGATGGTGTTAACTATATTGTAAGGAGTGTATCAAGCACAACTTCAATTGAATTACACACCACCTATGCTGGTAGCACTGAGGCTGCACTAGCAGGAGCTGTACGCAGAACTCCACCTAAAGATGTTGCAGAATATGTAATCAAGGGTGGCGACAGTAATGTTGGCGAAATTTTATTCGTTGACTCAACTGAAGTTGGACTTGCAGAGAACAAGCAACGTGGTTTGAAAGGACCTGGTTGGTGGAACTATAAAACATATACAGATCATTCTGGTGCTACTCGCCATAAGGCAGTGCATTTAGCTTATGTTTATATTGCTGCTGGTACATCTGGTGACTTCACTGATGATACTAAGGTTGCTGATGTAGCATCTGCTGTAACTATTGGTACACAACCTGCTGCTTCTACATCATCTTCTGGTGCTGGTTCATTTGCGAACCTTGCTACAAGTACAACAGGAACACCTGGAGCACTTGCATATGTTTGGCAACGTCAGACTGCAACTGGTAAGCGTTGGGTTAACCTTGCTGCTAACACAGACACAGGTATTACATACGCTAACTTTACTAATGCAACTCTTTCATACACTGGACTTGCTAGTGATGCACTTGATGGTTACAAGTACAGAGTTAAGATCACCTCTGCTGGTGGAACCGAAGAGGTTATCTCTAACGGAGCTGCAACTCTAACATTCGGTACCTAATGAATGAACATTCGTGAACTGGACCATGAAAATTGGTTATTCTTTGCAATTAAACATTATAACAACCCGTTGTCCGTCACCTATCAAGATTTTGAAGAAGACTTAAAGAGATTTAAGTACATCAAAAGATTATTGAAAAGGTATGAGACAACGGGAGAGTTAAAGACTCACTTGATACTTAATCATATTATAGTTTTATATAATGTTTTTGATGATGCAGCAACACCGCTGCTATTTTATAGAGTAGAAGCAACATATTGGTCTGTAATCAAGGCGTTCATGTTGTTTCTAAATAGATTACCACCTAAACTTAACGAGGATGTTGATAAGGAATGTCTAAAAGAACTGAACCTAATCTAAAAGAAGAGATTAACTCAGCAGGCGATGGTTCTGGTCTACAGTTACCACCAGCTTTTGTTATGGTAAATCCTAGACAACATCGTAAGTACAAGAAAAATAATGAAACCGTTGATGGGCGTACCAAAGGTGCTCGCTCTCTCTTCGACCGTATCCAAAAAAGAAAAATGAAAGAAGACACAAACGTAACCGAAGCTCTGTCTACAGATACTGAGAGAGCTCAAAAACAGATTACTCAGGGTAAGAAACTGGGTCGTCAAAAGGATCTCCAGAAAAAACGTGGAGAAGCTAAAGAAAAAATGATGCGTAAAACTAAAGAAATGGATACGCTCATGAAGGCACGTCTTTCTGACTTTAAAAAGAAAGCATCTCAACAAACTAAGAAACTCAAAAAAGAGGAAACTGAAGTGACTACTGATATTATGAATGAAGGACAGGATGTAATCCAAGTTGCATTGGATGTAGCTACATCAGAATTGAATCCCGCAGGTGAAGGTTCATTTGCCAAGGTACAATTTGGTGATGGATCTACACAGAACCTAGATAACTTCTCTGCTAAGCGTATTGCTGCATGTTATGCACAACTAGATGATACTCACAAGCAACAGTTCCAGTACATGCTAAACAAAGACGCTTCTACATATCAATCCGCACTAGATTTTGCTGTGAGAAATGTCTGATATTAATTCAGCAATATTAGAAAGATTAGAAAAAGTAGTTGACTCTCTTCAGGAAAACTCTGTGAAGATGGGTCAACTTCTTGCTGTACATAATGAGAAGTTAGATAGTCACAGTCAAACTGATAGGATTTTATTTGA